ACACATTATATATTAAATAGGATTTAATGGCTACTCATTCATTTGAATGACTGAAGGGATCACCTCGGTTACTCCTTCATCGATAAACTGCGCAACGCGCACATTGTAATGAATGCCAGGAAAACAACTCCTATTATCACACCTAGTAGTAAACGAGGTAGGTGGCCACAAACGATAACATCTGTGGCACCTTCCCGCACTAATAGCGCGCCTACGACGCGCATACTTGGACTTACCACCGCCAAGTGGTCTGCCCGCACACTCAGATATAGTATAAGCTAAATCAAACACAAACACACCAGAATGTAAATACATCGCCCTAGCTACGAGTAAAGCCGTTCTAGACACACACTTCATTTATTGTTCGATTTCCCGTAATCCCTAGTGAGTTCAGGGCCGTTCATACCGCCAGTCACTTCAGCATTAAGAGAGCTAAACACCTGATTGCGATTTGCACCACGTAAAGCAATATCCTTATGGGTGTTGTGAGCAACTTTCTCTCTCGGAGTTGGTCGCCTTATCAGGCCCTCCAGTGGTTGAACAGCAGCAGTGTTCTCCACGTAATCAAAGCAGTCGAAAGCGGCGAACCGATCCTCATATTGAAAGCCCATGGCAGCCCAATCAGCGGGAGGTGAGTTGTGGGTCAGCATGTGATTCCAAGTCACAGGCGCATACAACCTGCAAACTCTTCGCAAAGTCTCAGCATCCTTCTTCATCACAGCGAGCACAGCGTCCGCCGTGATGGCACCTCCAGGCCACTCAAATGATCCCCTCGGATCCAGATACACCGAGCTGCTAGCATCCTTGCAAAACAGCACGGCCTGGATCACAACTTGTTGCACATGCTCTGTCGGTACGCCCAACCCCTCAAGATTCACATATATGCGCATCATGTCCTCTGATGTGGCCATGTTGTTAGATATGGCAATTGGCTTGATCCTGCTGAGTGCCTCAATGGAAGGCCTGTTGTAGGGATTAGTCGGGTCGGGGCGCATGTCCTCCGCCAGCTTTAACCTTGGCCTACCTGTCTCCAAGCCCGGGTTCGTCACGCGGATCGCACCGCGCCTTTCACGCAAGAAATCACGCAATCTATCCAACCTGCGTTCCAAGGACGACTCTTCATCATCTGCAGCTTTGCGAGTGTTGGAGCCCCCCGGATCCTCAGCCGCTTCAAAGTCAGCTGCTTGCGGCAGCGGCCTCAATCCCTGGATTGGTTGGGAAGCACCCACCTCTTTGTTAGACTCAGCTTTCTTCAATGGATCACCCATACTCACTATTTCAAATTACCCTCAAGACCTAAAGGAAGCACAAACTATTGGCTTAAGTTCAGACACAGCTCTACTGAATTCCTGCGTTACCGGACACCCCAAAAACCGCACGGACTCGCCTGTGATTAGCACTGTACACCCGCTCTGACTCTGATTAATAGCTAAGAGTGCAACTAAGAATGCGGTGAGCCCAATGAGAATGTACTGAATCATGAATGTTGACCCCCACACCTCCTACAACTAGCGCCGCTGAATTTCTGACTCACCCAAATGAGAGCAATCAGGAGACCAACAAGTGCCCAAGGTTGTCCAAGCAAGGGAGATCTGCCACTCTCGATTGAATTAAGCTTGCATGGGCTGTTGTAAAACACGGATTTTGTGCCGTCTCGGTACCAACCGCCGTGTGGCAAATTATGATCCCTATCGCCTACCACGGGTAGCGTACTCTTTGTTATTAGCCAAATTATAGCTGCTAAGGTTGCTCCGATAGCTGCCGAAAGGTACACCTTTGAAAAATCAGGTGGCGGTGTAAGAGGCATCAGGGCACAAGATGTGAAGAGCTATTCTATGCCTCGTCATGCACTGGTAAGCTGCAGCGCGGTTAATCCGGGGAGAATTCTCCGACGTTACGAAAGTAACCACTTCGAATGTCTGACCCACAATTTCGCTCAGATTGAAAGCTTCCACGCTATGCGCTCTGAGTAAACAACCCACTTCTTCCTCAAAGTACACGACCACCCCCTCAGGCTCCTTCACGAATATATCTGACACCTGCACCAAATCTGAGCCCTCACTTTGAATGTCCCAACCCAGCTCTCTCAATAAAGACCCCGTGGCGCTACCGAATCTCCTGCTGAAGGTGCACACAAAATCGGCGCTTCGTACAGAATCTGCGTTAGACTGTATGGGATCACCAAATAATGCAAATGCTTCAGGCACCTCAGTTAGTAGTGTATACTCGTCCAGAACCAGGTGCTTACCCTTAGTTGCAACACCCTTCCACTTCTTGATCCAGTTCCCGCTCAATCTTGGTTGATCCTCAACCCCTGCGGTGTATGCGCTAAATCGACTATCTAATTCCAACAACTCACGAATTAAACTACTTTTCCCTGCACCGGGCACACAATGAACTACAATTGGAATCTCTAACTTGTTATGCAAACGCTCAAACTTATATTTATACAATAGTTCTACAAGTACATCCATAAATATTCAAATCTACAGCACTACCTAAGCTACCTCTCTAAAGCACCTCGAACACTTTCTTGACGTCAGAGCGGATGAGGTGCTTGTTCCGCACGATGATCCTCACGCAGTTATAAAATGCGGACACCTCTTCCTCATCCATTCTGTTTACAGCCTTCTCGCCCAACTTGTACGCGTAGGCAACCTCTATGGCGTAATTGTCGATGCAATTATTGAGGTTGTTCATTTCCTTTGCAATGCACATTCGCTCCAGCACCAGCTGTGGCTTCTTGTAAATACCATCGGGGCATAAGTGCCACCCACAAAATGTGGGCTTGCTCACAAATTGCACCTTCGCTTTGAGCTTCAATTTATCGAGGAAGTGCGCAAATTTCTTTGTCGGTTGCAGCCTCCTTGACGCACACATATCATCGCCCGCAAAACATATGTACTCATCCCCACGGATGTTGTACCTCATGAAAGTGAAGAGCATGTTCGCCAGGGTGTTGAACAAGAAAGTACTCGCTTCACCCGAGAAGCGCATGATGGCAAAATTGCCCAGCTTTGAACCCAAGCTTGTTTTGATGTACTTGTAATCTTCAATTAGATCATTTGGCAACCGCAGGAACTTCATCAGCTCTAATTCAAAAGCCATGATAAATTCATCCTGAGATGCATCAAAGGCTTCATAATCGGACTCTGTGCATATTCCTTCAAACCTGCCCATCTTTACCCATGCATCAAGCTCATCAAGCCCTTTCCCAGAGTGGATGTAGTAGTTCTTCGGCAGTACTTCATGCACTTTCATCTCGATGTACCGCATGTAAGGCGCGAAGCGGCACAAGACTGCATGCTGGAAGCACACAATGCTCTGCGCAGCCTTAGCCACTCTGAACCGATTATCGAACTTGGTGCATAGCTGACTTTTTGAGAAAATTTGCGCAACATCCATCGGCCAATCTCGGCATGACCTCCCTGAGTGATTTTCAATAGTCGCAGCGCTTTTGCTCAATTTTTTCTCCTCAAAATTCCACAGCGCTTCCTCCATGAAACGGGCGTTGTGACCTGGCTTCAGCGGCACACGCTTGAGAAATTCCTGCAACAACGCTTTCCCATACGTAGCGGCGTAGAACAATTTTCCTTTCTCCCGCCCAGGGTTAGAAAAACTTAAGCGTTTTTTGACGGCCATCAAAAAGGTGACCGTGTCACTTGCCCTATGCCTTGGGTAAATTGTTTCAAAGCGCTCGGCGGCATTGGTCAGCTGTTTTGCGCCCAATTGCTTCGTGTGCTCATCTGTGAACTGCTCAGACACCATGTCGCCCATGCGCACCTCTCGATACTCTTTCGCCATGATTTTGTGCACCCACTGGGCTCTTACACTTTCTAGCTCATCCCTGGGCAGGTGTGTGCGAAACCACTCCTCTTGCATTACAACCTCAGGGCTTTCAGTCACTTCTACATCCGGAGCCTGGTACAAATTCACCATTGTCTTCAGCCAGGGATCTCCAACCAACTTCTCTTCCCGCACACCTTCATCCTTCCCGATTAGGCGGTTGTAATCATCCTTGAATAGTGGTCTACCAGGGAGCATCTCGATCAAGTCCTTTGGTTCAGCTGTCTTGCACAAAAATTTTGCTAGCACCCTCCCCTTGTATCTAAGTGCCAGTTGCTGGTAGTTCATCCCGCTGCAGTTGACGAAGCACAAATTAAAGCGGAACCTGCTCAATGCGGTAATCCACCTCCTTTCACTTGTCCGTTCTGAGATTGCCGAAATGTAAATCGAACCATACATGAACGTCAATCCCGTGCTTTCTCCGAAGGTCAGCACCTTCGCACCGGGCAAGTGGGCACACACTACCATTTTCTCATCAAAAGAGCTGACCAGCACCACTGAGCTGTACTCCTCCCCCAAATCCTGCAAATTCTC